CATACTAGAAATTTCTCTAGTTTGACCCAGTGACCGTCCACGAGAGTGAACGGACTTCTAAGAGCGTCGAGCTCGTCGAACCACCTGGGTGGTAGCAACAACTTCACCAAGTTGTAGCACACGGTATCGCTTGCAGAGGAGAGATCGAGGGTAGCGAAGCCCTCACTCAAGGATGAATACAACGTCTCACGACGATGGATCTCTTGAGCATGTTTTAAGTCCCAACCAGTAGACCGCTTTAAGCGATCTTTGATTGATGCCCCGTAACCTAGTTGCCAGAAAACGTTCAACGACGGTTCAACCGCTATCGAACGATCTGTGCGAAAGTTCTTTGGGACTGTGGAATACCTATTCCCACGGACATAAACAGGATCTCGACCGGCCAGGGAGTTAATTCTTCCCCACATGCTTCCAAGGTAAGGAAGCATGTACCAATAGGCACCGGTGGTGAGAGTCGGACTAATAGACATTTTATCAGGTACCGTCGTAAGACGTCCCCTGTCGGAAAAAGTCGAACCTGGCCCGAAACGCCCCTCTAAGTTGTCTAAACTTGGAGGAGCCGGACCGATCCAAGCGCGAATTTTTTCAGCAGCCAACACCAAAAGGGTGTTAACCGCCCTATCCTCTTCACCGAAGGAGTTGAAGAGGTAGGGATTCAAACGCTCGTTAGATCTATAGCACTGATGCTCCGCAGCCCAAAAAGACTTCATCGCTGAAGCTTTCGGGTCGAAGTGTTTGCTCTTAACCGCTGCGTTCTTTTTAAGAACGGCGACGGCCTGAGCTGCTCCGAAGTAGCGAGAGCTGTCTATAAAGTGGCTCGGTTGGTCATGAAGATGAACCAACCCACTAATGTCATCGTATCGTATCATGATCGATACGGCGAGGGCAGTAGCGTTTCCGAGGTCTTCCAAAAAGGCAAAAACCAGATGTGTCGAATTAGGCAACATCATAACACTCCATTAGTTAAAAACTAACCAACAATAATAGCAATATTATCGTGGGGCGTAGCCAGTCTCACCGACTTGCTTGATAAGAGTAGCAGCCATCAGGTTTCCAATCTGATAGGCGGCTTCCTTCAAGTTTGCCGATGGGATTGATACGGGAAGTGTCAGAGTTGCTTTAAAGACAACCTGGTCCTTGGCTGAGTACAGCGTGGTGGTGGAATCCTGGGTAGCATAAGGGAAGGAGGCTTCAATAACCTCGACCCGAGCAGTCCTAGGACCATTCCACTTTGTACCAACCTTCAGCTTTGGACGATGACCAACAGGGAAGCCAGCGGCTTGACCGGTATCTTGACGCCACTCGGCAGGTTGGTTGTCACCACCTGCGCCAGTTAGCTGGTCAAAGATAATATCGGTTACGCCGTCGGCCTTTTTGATGGTAATGCTAGCCATTGTAGGCATAGAGTTCTCACTTTCGTGGGTTAGGTTGTTATGATCAAAACGATCCTAGTAAGTTGCCTTACTAGACACTACATCCGAAATGGATACAACTATAGGAGTCGACGCGACCGATCAGTCATGAACTGAAGGAGGAGCGAAACTTCCGTAGCTGCTCGTGATAGTGATTGTACTTTGACGGGTTTTGCAACAAGAACCGGTTGAATCAGACCGGAGTTACGATCCACATATGAACACAGACCGTTCACGGAGGCATAGCCACCACCTACTTTGGTAAAGACCGAATAGGTGTAGCCGACCTTGTGACAGTCGGTGTGATAGGGATCTTTTAAGGTGCAACCCATAAAGTCGGTCATCGAGGAGATCACGGCCCCGACGTTTACGAACCAATCTACAACAAAAGAGAAAGGAACCAATTCCCAAGCAACCAAAGCAGGGTTAAGAAAACCAAGTTGGTTAGCAAGAAACATGTTCGGGTTTGTGACCTGAACAGTTGCTGACATAACGGACGTTACCGTACCATTACATGTGAGTCGGAAATTCTCACTACCGTTGAGTGACCCTGAATTATTCAGAGTAAACCCTTCGGTACAGGAGGCCCTTCCCCACGATTCCTTGACAGGATTCGCGAGAACCACTAACGAGTCATGCATGTCTTTCAACATTGGCTCCCAGCCGAAGTGATACTCAAGCCACAGATCAGCAAGATTCTGTGAGAAAGAGCGATTACGTTCGTTCCGGTGAGCCGATACTGACAAAGCACGCGACGCAAGTTTTAGGTTCCCACGTTTCAATTGTACAAGGAACGTGCGTAGTTGCTTAGCCCTTTGGGCAATCATTAACGAAGCTTGATTATACTCCGCTAAAGCAGTAGCCAGGCCCTGCGCGTCATTCAACAGCTTGTCCTTCAATCTTTCATAGCTTTTATTCCGAGCAAGATCTCTCGTGCTCTGGGTAAAAGTGAAGATTTTCGGGTAAGCAAGGTCTGCCGAATAATCATTCGCTGCACTATAATTACCGGTCCATGACGCGGTAACAGTAGTTCTACTATAGGGTAAAGGGGTGTTATAAGGCTTTGCCTGTTTAGACCCAATCACTTTACTATAGTGGGACACAAACTGACGGTTTGGTAACCCAGGAACAGGAGCAGGCGTTGAACGCTTGATACTTTCCCTGAGAATTCCAGTCACGATTGGTGCTACCATTTATCTGCCTCTCTGAGAGCTAACCGAAACCTGTGCCTGATAAGTTTGATCTCATCAGGTTTAAGCGACGGGTGCCATTCGACTCGGAAGTCAAAAGGTACGGGCTCCCAAACAGACAGAAGTGGGCTACCCTGCATGGCAGGGTCTATCTTACCATAACCCTGAAGACGACTGACTAGACCAACTAACCACTGAGGAATCGAGATCGTACTAAGCCAGGTTCTCAAGCCTGACAAACGAACGATCAGACCCTTAAGGCGGAAAAAGAAGGTTTTCATTGGTTGCTCCAGGATAAAGTAAGTAGGGACGCTGATTAGGCGTACCTAGGGGATCGCCATTTCTAACTAAGAGCACAACCTGTGAGGGCCAAGCTACTACGCACAAGAACAGCGATTATCGCAAGAACGATAATAGCTATCAGAGTGTTGGTCGCAAAGTCTTTCATAGTATGTCCTTTCGTTAG